TTCTGTGGCTGGTGGCGAAATGAACTCTATTCAATTCCTGCCGACAATCAAATCTACAAGGTCTACTGGGATGGCAAGCTGACCGGCGAGGAAAAGGAATGGACGAGGGATATTAAGAAACTATACAACATAGACATTAATAGCCGGCAGATGGCATGGTGGCGATGGAAGATGCTGGAGGGCATTAAAGATGAATCCCTGATGTATCAGGAGTTCCCGCCCACCGAGGATTACGCCTTCATTCTTTCTGGCAGTAGCTTCTTCTCTACAGCCCGTTGCACTGATGCCTACAAGATAGCCAAAAAGATAGAGGCTGATTACTATCGCTATAGTATGGGAGTTAACTTCCATGATACTGATTGCTTAAAGTCTACCGAACGCTTGGCTACTTTGAAGGTATGGGAAGAGCCGGTAGATACCGCCTACTATGTTATTGGCGCTGATCCGGCTTATGGCTCTTCAGATTGGGCAGACAGGTTCTGTATCCAAGTATTTCGTTGCTATGCAGACGGTATGGAGCAGGTATGCGAGTTTGCTACCAGCGAGATGAATACCTATCAATTTGCCTGGGTTATTGCCCATATAGCCGGCGCATACAAGAATTCAACCCTGAATCTTGAGGTCAACGGCCCAGGTCAGGCAGTAATCAACGAGCTGCGGAACCTGAAACGACAAGCGGCCAATATGGGAACCAAGTTTGGCAAGAACCTGATGGACGTTTTAGGGCATATGACTAACTATCTTTGGCGTAGGCAGGACTCATTGGGGGGGCCAACTAACTCTATAGGCTGGCTCACTACCACCGCGTCTAAAGAACGGATGCTGGCCTACATGAAAGACTACTTTGAGCGCGGGATGCTGGCTATCTATTCCCTAGATACCCTGGATGAAATGAAAACAATTGTCCGTGATGGCGGCAGTATTGAGGCTTCTGGCAGGAATAAGGATGATCGTGTCATTGCTAGCGCCTTGGCTTGCGCTGCCTTTGCCGAACAAGTGCAACCTAGACTTATACAGATGAGAATAACTAGAGATGTATCCAGGAAGAAAGATGTTCACAATGAGCCAGTAGGTGAGGCGATGAATAAGAACGTAGGCAATTATCTTAAAAAGATAGGCGTATATGGAACTTAAGAATAAGTTCGAGCGTTATTTAAAACAGGTTTTAGATACCGTTTACTCTGAACCTGATACTCCTAATTTCCATACGCCTATCATTCATCAGATGGTTGATATGTTTGTCCCTATGATGGATTTGAAGAAAGATTCTCATATACTGGACATTGGATGTGGGCAGGGTGCATTTATAAGATACATGGCACATAAAGGATTTAATAATTTAATCGGAGTGACACTAAACACTGAAGATTCAAATGCTTGCGAAGAGGATGGGTTTGAAACATTATGCTGCGACTTTTCCGATTTGCCTCTTGGAAATAATAGTGTTGATTTGATCTGGTGTAGACATGCATTGGAGCATAGTCCATTCCCAATATTTTCATTGATGGAATTCAACCGATTGTTGAAAACAAATGCATTTATGTATGTAGAGGTTCCAGCGCCAAATATGGACGATAGGCAGCATGAAAATAATCCTAATCATTATTCCGTATTGGGTGACAGGATGTGGATAAGTTTGTTTAATAAAACAGGATTTAATGTTGTTGAATACAGGCAATATAAATTTGAATTGAATCAAGAAGGAAAAGCAATTCCAGAGTTGTTCTACTGTTTTCTTTTAAAAAAGAATCAATCATTGCCATGCAACCAGTGATAGGTAGACAAGAACTTTATCGGATCATGGATAATTTTCTTAAAGACGAAAACAGAGGAATATCTATTCAGTTGTTTGCTGAACTCTGCGGCCTATCCAAGAAAACCATACTGGTTGTATTCGTTCACAAAGAAGAACGGATGACCGAGAAAACTCAGCGCAGGGTAAGCATGGCGTATACCAATTGGAAGAACGGCGAAGTATCAATAATGCAGAACCGAGATAAAACTAAATTTGTTCAATATAGAAAAGAAGCAAAGCCTAAGATGGCAAAAAGTATGGCAATAGAGTTTGTTAACGGCAGCGTAAGGATTAAAGCAGGAATACGTAATAAGAGTGATTATTCTAATTACAATATTGATGAACAATTAACGGGGAAGATAAATGTCTAACATATTAAATGATTACAAGTGTCCTGAGCATGGGTACTTTGAAGGAACCAAGGCTGAGTGTCCAGAGGGATGCTTGGATGGCGTGATGATGGTATTTCTTAAAGCACCTGGGTTTGTTAGTGCCAAAACTAAAAGGAATGATAAAAGGCTTAAGCAATTAGCCGCAGATTACAAAATGACTGATATTAAGTCTACCCGCGAGGGCGAATCTCAGTCAAACTACCTAGCCAAGAACAATCCGGTTGTATCTTCTCAGTCTGAACAGCCTCGCGAGCCTCGTCCAGGCGATTCTGTTATTTGGGGCGATTCTGGTGGCAAAAAGTTAAGTATGGGCAATATTTTAGGTGGCAGGGCGTTTCCTCCGGTAAGGGATGAGCAGGTTGGATTTAACCCTAAACAAAATGGTAACTTGACAGGCCCACGATCTGCGTCTTATATTCCTGACCATGAGAACTTGGCTATAAAGAAATAATGCGTATTCCTAGCGACCATGCGGAACGAGAGTCATTTTATCTCGACCTTATTGAGAAATGTCATGTGTCGAAAGACGAGCGCAAAGGTGATTACACAAGTCTGCGCTCTTGGTATTTGTTTGGAAGCGGCCCTGAAGAAACGCCGGCACTATTCAATAAAATATTCCCGCATATAGACCAGTTAACTTCATTCCTGTATTCCGCAGAAACTACACGGTTTAGCATCAACATAGGCGCATCAGTTGATGTGGCAGAACAAAGTAAAATTCCTGTTCTTACTCAGGCGTTGAATGATGAATGGCTCAACAGCAATGCAGACCAAGTATTTAGCACCGCACTTACTTGGTCGCTGGTTTACAACAGTACATTTATAAAACTTATATACAATAACGGCATTCATCCGTATCTTGTAGAGCCATCGGCAATAGGTGTGCTGCGCGAGGACGTTCCTTACATGGATCGTCAAGAAGCTATTGTTCATACCTACTACATCACTCGTTCAGATTTGATGGCAAGACTGTATTCGCATCCTAAACGCGATGCAATAATGAAACGCCTGACCGCTGGATACCATGCTACGCAAAGCGATATTCCAGAGGGTGTGAACAGGATTCTAATGTCGCAGGTAGACAATTCCGATCCTGGAAGCCTTTACGGAAACGTCAATTTAGACTTGTATGGAATGAATAGATACAAGGCCAGGGTTGCTGAAGATACCGTAGAGATGCGGGAGCTATGGCTGTGGAATGACGAATCTGGAGATTATCAGGTTGTAACTACGGCAGATCCAGACATTATTATTTATGACAGAGCCGGCGAATCAGTATTCTTGAAGGGTGAGATACCTTTCATCCAGGTTTGTCCTAGCCCGTTATACGATTATTATTGGGGACAGTCTGAAGTTGGCCGCTTGATATTTCTTCAAGGTATGCGAAATAAGCGTATGGGAGAAATACAAGAACTTCTTACCAAGCAAGTAAACCCGCCAACAGCCCTTACAGGTTTTAGCGGGATCTTGGATGAGAAAAACTTTGCCCTTAATCGGGCTGGTGGGCTTCTGTCGAGCGATATGCCTAATGCCAAGGCAGAACGCCTTGCCCCGCAAATGCCTAATGATCTCTACGAAACTATACGTGAGATAGATCGCATGTTCGAGGAAGCATCTGGCATTGGTAATGTGCTGCAAGGCAAAGGCGAGTCAGGAGTTCGTTCAGCCGGCCATGCTAGCCAGCTTGCCAGGTTGGGTTCCAGCAGGGCAAAAAAAAGAGCATTGATAATAGAAGATTCGCTTGAGAAGGTAGCAACGCTTTACCTCAAGTTAATGCAAGTCTATGATAATACTCATTTTAGAGACACTGAAAACAAGCCATTCATATCAGAGCAGTTTACTAATGACTTTGTTGTGAAAGTGGATGCTCACTCTAATAGTCCTATATTTACCGAAGATTTGAGAGCATTGGCATTTAATCTATTTAAAGCCAAGGCAATTGACAGAGAATCATTGCTGGATCTGCTAGAGCCACCAATGAAGCAAGAACTAAAAGACAGGCTTAAGAGGATGGATCAAAAAGAAGCTAATAATCCCCCTCCGCCGCCTAAAGGTGGAAAACCAGAACTAAAAGCAGTTGGAGGCGAATAATGCCAATACCAGTTCAACCTAAAGCCGATCAACCAAGAGTTTCTACTGAAAGCCTAGATAAAGGCCAGCCTCAGTTGCAATACAGGGTTCAAGGCATTAAAAGCATGGCTAAACCAACCGCAAGACCGGATAAACGAGCAACCAGAGAATATTGACAAGGAGATTGATATGTACAAAACAAACAAACGCAATCGTAAAACGCGCCGGTAACAATTCCTCGAAAGAGAAATAGGGTATGGCTGGTTTCCCTTTTATAATTGGCCGCTTGTTGAAAGGAAATATTATGGCTCGCAAAGGTCGCAAAGGTCGCAAGTAATTCGTAAGAATTAGTGCCGCATAAGGGGGCGGTACTTAAAAAAATACCCCCCGTAGCATTTATTGCTTGACAAGTAAGTGAGTATTTACTAATACTGCGAATAATTAGGGAATAAATTATGAGCGTACCATCCAGTAAATTAATGGATATGATTAAGAGCCAGCGCGGTGGCAATGGCCCTGCATCAACTAAATCTCCAGATATGGAAACATCAGAGATAGGTGAGCCTTCTACTGGTGACGCTCCTCCGATGGCAGCGCCAATGTCTACTCCAGAAGCAAAGATGGGTAACATTGAGGCGGCAAAGATCAATATCTCTATGGCGATGGATTTGATAGAGCAAGCATTGCCAGCCTTGGGTAGCGAATCGCCTGAAGGACAGAAGGCTCTTTCAGTGCTGCGTCAAATGTCTAGCATCCTTGGTGGGCGCAAAGAAAAAACCAAAGAATTGCAAAACGCAGAAATAATGCAGATGTTACAAAGCCTACCTCAAGCTGGAGGCGCAACGCCTGAAGGTAAGGCAATGGCAGGAGCGCCGACCATACCTGGAATGTCTGCTCCTCCTCCTGGTGGCGGTATGCCTCCTCCTAGTGGTATGCCCCCAAGCATGCCTCCTCAACCTCCAATGTAAGGAATAATAATGGACTTGTTTAAGCCAAAAGGCGCAGCGTCACCCCGTCGTCCGACTGATAATAATCAAATGAACGGGCAAATTTGTAACACTCCTAGATTTTCTCAATTTGGTGGACTTAATTCTGCTGGAAAACTTAGCAAGAATAAAATGTCGCTTGAGAAAAATATTACTGCTAAAAAAGTCATCTAAGGTAAAAGGGGATAGTTATGAGCCTAGAAGATTTAAGCATGGAGGCGCGAGATGAGTTGGCATTGCTAGCTCGTCAATTGTCTGAGAATCCGGCTACTCGCAAAGACTTCCTGCGACTGACAAAACGCAGTAGGCCGGATATGCCTATTCCAGAACTGGAAATTGAGGATTCTACTCAAGCCTCGTTTAAGAAATCCGAACAACGGGTTCAGCAACTGGAAAATCGTCTACGTGAAAAAGAAGCAGTTGAAGAGCTTGGTCGTAGACGTAACACGCTAATGAAAAAAGGCTTGATAGACAGAGAAGAAGATATTGAACAAGTTGAAAAGGTTATGCTTGAAAAAGGCATTACCAACCATGAGTCAGCAGCAGAATATTGGCAGTGGATGAAACAATCCGCTGTGCCGACTCCAAGCGGCTATAACCCCAATGTTATTAACAAGTTTGACTTGTCTAAATATTGGAAAAATCCGGTTATGGGCGCTAGAGATGAGGCAGCAAAGGCACTTAATGAATTGCGGAAAAACCCGCGACCATTTGGTTAAGTAGTACTAGGGGATATTTTTTAATACGGAGATAAACCATGCCTATAGGCGGCGGTATTCTTCCAGCGACCGGTAGTACTCAATACACCGAGTTAACTTACGTCACACGACGTGCGTTTATTCCGAAGCTGGTTGTTCAACTTTACAACTCGACACCTTTGATGGCGGCCCTGATTGC